GTTAGAATCTTCGTTTTCTTCTGGTGCAACTACATTAGTAGTTTCAGCTTCCCAAAAACTTCCTTTTCCAGCAGACGTAGAATTAGTAAAATCTTCTTTATCTGTTGGTTTATTTGGTTCCCAAATTTTAATATCTCCAGTCATAGAGCGAGAAAATTCTGGGCTGTTTACTACAAATTCACCTTCGGTAAAGTCTTCTTCACTAACTAAATAGTTATATGGTGGAAATTCTGCGAATATAATTTGTGTTTTACTAATATTTCCCCCTATAGCAATAGGTTTTTTAATATTTTTACCTGCTTTTGATTCCATCAAAGTGTTAAAATATTTTGCTACATCGCCCCAAGATTCAAATTTTCTAGCAATTTCTTTACCATAGAAAGTTCTGTGAAAATATTCAAGTCTTGGCATACCATTAGCAGTTAACCAAAGTTTTGCTTTAGCGGTAGCTCCATCAAATTTAGGATTCGCACTAGAACAAACTAAAACTACTTCCATTGCTAAAGTTTTCTTTGCACCTACCTCTATCATTTTAGCACTAATAGGAGTTATCATATACATACCTGGTTTAAGGTATTTGCTATCTGTTTGTGGTTTTACACCATTAAAGTCTATTGTTTCTTGCATTTTATTTAAAGTTATTTTATTGTTTGTTAATTATTAATTATAATACTCTCTTATCTTATTACTAACATAAGCTAAATCGTTTGGTATTGTGTCTTCTTCGAACATTCCTACAGGAGATTTGCAAGTAGAACTAGCGTCTTTTGTGTAAAAAACGTATTCTATGCCATCTTCTGTTTTGTTTTTAGAAGCTCTTAATACAATAGAAAATTGTGCTTCAATCGAGCCTAATTTTTCATCTATTAATTTACCATAACTTTGTGCTCTTACTTTAAAGTCTTCTAATACTCCATCTCCTTCTGTTGTTGTATGGTGTAAAATATACACAATAAGGTCTTTTCTTAGACTTCGACTTTTAGCTGTTAAGTCAATAAAGTTATTCGCAATATCTGAAAATTTATCCCAAGAAGTTTCTTTTGTTCTTCTCAATAACTCTAGACTGGTGAAAAATGTATTATCATCAATAACAATTTCTCTAATTTCTGGCCTAGCTTTATCTACATAGTCTAAAAGATCTATAACTTCTCTAGTATGAGTGGTTATAGACATATTTCCTCTTGAACCTGGTTTCCTCTCTTGAATTGGGTACTGTTTAGCACTTCCTTTCCAAGGCAAATCTTTGCCTAAAGAGTTTATAATAAATGTCGTTTTTGGGTCTAATGTTCTAATAGCGCTAGTTTTACCATCGCCAGACTTACCCATAATTAATACTGAATTACTCAATTGAGCTCCTTCCTTTTCTTTTCATTTGTTGTGTTTTGTTTTTCATTTGTGTTACAAAGATACTAATAATTTTTTGTTTTAGCGAATTTGACTCCGAATTTTTTGAATATAATCATAAACTTTTGTCATTTTTTCAAGGTCATTTCCGTGCGGCAATTCCGCAAAACTCTCTTTAAAAGAATCAAAAAATAATGAAGTATTTACTGTTTCGGCAAAATTGCTTTTTAAAATAAGTAAATTCCTGTAATAATCTCCTAATGCTGTAATATCATAATAATTTTTGGGCCCAGCTTCAAAATCTGTTATCCTATGTTTATAAGGATTAAATAATCCAAAAAAACAGTGTGCACTATCAACAGAGTTTTTATACTCTGATAAACCTGGTAGGCTAGGTAAAAATTTTTCCATCACGGCAGTCCCTGAATTTGTATACTGTGCTTTAGAAGAAGATTTGTCTTGTTGTTGAACTATGACATTGCATGTTTTATATACATTGCAAAGCATATTTCTAAAATATTTTCTACAAAGATTATCGCAAGCGTGCCATTTAGAGTTGTTGTCGCTTTTTTCTGTCTCAATATTTTGTAAATTGTCTAAGGCGACAATCGTAAATTTATTGGTTTTAGCTGTTTTATACTCTAATTTAACACCTTTATAATCATCTTTGTTAGCATTGAGATGTTCTAGATCAATTTTATTACTATGTTGATCTACAAAATAACCATTATTGGGTTTTATAAGTTCATCCTTTACTCTTTTGTATATGCCAAAAGGATTTCTAATATCATCAATAATGTGTACTTTTTTTAAAAATTCTTCAAAGTAAGGCTCTAAAGATTCTAATTTTCTTAACAAATCATCACTTAATACATTATCTTGAAAATAAGAGTTTAAAGAAAGAGTTGATAGTCTCACATTAAATTGTTTTGATAAGGCTGAAACCATAAAATTTTTCATTACGGTATCTGCACTATCTTCTAAACAAAATAAAAATATTTCTATGTCAATGTCTTTATTATCTTTATTATCTAAATAATAATCATAAGGTGTTTGTATAAAATTATATCTTACAAACTTACTTTTACTTGCACCAGATTCTGCTGTTAACCCATATTGAGTTTTTTCCATTATTCCTGGTACATACTTTGTTAATGCTGGCATTGCGAATGGTATAGCATTAATCCCTCCACTTTGGGCTCTTAATTTTTTTTCTTTTATGTCTTCATAGGTCTTTTTATATAAATTCATTTTTAATTATTTATTGAGGTGTTGTAAGCGTCTAATACTTTTACTACAGGTTTACTACTAATAAATTCTTCACAAAGCATTGCTAAATCAGAGTTTTTAGTATCTTTTATAGAGCCGTTTTGTTTAGAAATAAAATAAGACATATTTCTTGTATACATAAATCCTGTTTCTTTTTGTTTTTTAATATATGCAACTGTTGTTTGCATTATTATATCTTGTATTTCTTTTTCGGCTTTACCTTCAAAAATATCAATATAATAAGTTAAAAAACCTATAAATTTGTTTTGCACATCTTTTAAAGATGCTCCCAAACTTCTTTCTTCATTTGGGCCAGCTTTGTAAAAACGATTGTTAGCTGGGTTTTTCCATAAATTTATCCATTCAGGAATCCAATCTAGACCAATCATTTGTACTTTTTTAAATTCTGTTTTTGCAGCTAATTTAGTTAATTGCTGTACTAAAATATTACCCTGTTCTGTCAATTTAAAAAGTGTTTTTTCTTCAGAAGATTTTGCCTTTTCTAAAAGACCTTTAATCTCTAAATCTTTATACACTTCTAAGATTAATTTGTCTTTGTTTTCTTCATCCAAAAAATCCAACAGTTCATACTCTTTACAGTACAAGGCGCAGAGGATTATCTGCGCCGTACCGTATTGATCTGAACAAATATTGTAATCTTTTAGAAGACGAAAAACGTCTCTGTTTACAGTTATGTTCATTGTTTTTTATTTTTAATGATTAAATAGTTTTTCAAACATTTTATCCACTTCAGGAGAATGAAATTCTTCAAAATGGGCTTGACACCCTAAAATAGGTTTTGTTTTGTGTTTAATAATTTCAATAACACCATCTGGAGAAGCATATAAAGGCTTAAATTCTGGAGATAAATTGTTTAAATAAACCCCCTGATGGTGATGTGAATTTACGGGGAATCCTTTAGTTTCTTTACCTTCTTTGTTTTCTAAGCTATCTACAACTAATTCGTTGTTGTCGTAAGATAAAACTTGTAAAACTCTGTGGGCAGAACGGCCTCTCGCAATACTTTCAGGGTGGTTTTCAATATGTTGAGTTAAAGTTCCACCAAAGAAAACGTTTAACATCTGCATACCTAAACACATTCCGAATATTGGAATACCTTGTTCAACGTATCTTGGCAACATTTTGTCGTAAAAGTTTTGCTTGTGTACATCAATATTAGAAGTGTAATAACTAACATTTTGCCCGTAACTTGCGGGATTTAAGTCTAATCCTCCTGGCAAAAATAGTAAATCTCCTTGGAGTACTTTTGTATCCGAAGGAAGTAAAATTCTTGGGTTTCCAAATTTAGAAATGTACTCTAAATAATGCTTACCTACTCCAAAAGAGTTTTCACCTGTGCTGTAGCCAGGTATTAGTATTGTTCTGTTTTTTGTGCTCATTCGTTTTATTTAATTAAAGATTAATCTTTTTCTTTCGTTCAGTATCCCTATTTCATGTGGAGACCACCAAGCCTCTAAAGGCTCTGGAGTTTTAGGTTGATTAGGCAATTCTTTTTTATTTAAAATTTGCTCTAAAGCAGGTATTATTTGAGTAATTAAGTCTAGCTCTGGTTTTGGGCACAATCTGTTTTTTAAAAAATTTAAAGGGCACATAGTTTTATCTGTGTAAGATATAGAAGCTCGTACTAATAAACTATATAAACTTATAGCAATAGTAGATTTTACCCATGCTTTTGAACCAGAGATAAAAATGTACTCACCTCCTTCAGTTTTTTGAAATTTACTTTTTTTTAAATTAAGCTCTTCCTCAAAGTAATTAATAAAATACTCCATGTTTTTGTAGTTAGTTTTTAAACTTTTTTGCAAACTTTCAAAAGAGTAATCAGTATAACTAAAATTGCCAGCTTTGCTTTTAATTATGTTTATAGTTAAATAAAAACTATCGTCAAAAATATCTAATTTCTTAGAGTATACAAATCCATGTGCTTTTGTAGGGACACCTGTGTTTTCAGTAAAAACCACTTCATTTAAATAATCTTTACAAGGAGATGGTGGTTGCACTGTTTCAAATTCAAATTTACTTTTTTGTTTTAAAAACGCAAAACCCATTCCTGAGTTTCTGCCTTCATTTAAAACATTTCTGTCTTGATTATTAATTATAGTTTTCATTTTTAATCTTGTATTTCTTCATAAATGTTTTTACCTTCTCTGAACACTTTAATAATATTGTGGACATTTGGTGAGGGTGTAGGATGTTGTAAAGGTATTTCAAATATTTTATCCCAATACCTTTCATTAATCCAATCTTCATATACATTATCTCTTTTGCTTTTTGTAGCAAAAAATTGTTCATGCTTATCACTAAATTTTGAATCATCCCCGACGGTTTTAAATCTTATGCCGTATTTACCACGATCATCCCTAATATCAACAATTTCTTGATTGTCTTTATAGAGCTCTTTTATCAACTCTAACAACTCTTTCTTATCTTCTTTAGGAAAATAATCATCAGCATCTTGCAGCATCAAATATAGTTGGTGGTATTTACTGTCATTTTGTCTCATACTATTTAACTTTTATTACTAAATCATCTACTACCATCCATTGACAGTTTACACTACTAATGTCTTTTTCAATTCCTTCAGCTCTTAGGTTTTCTATAAAATCTTCTGGTTCACTCCATACATTTTCATCGTAAGGGTACGTTAAAACTTCTTGAGTTTCAAAATTAAGTATTACTATCTTTTTTATTTTGTTCATATTTTTTTAAATACATTAAGTTTGTCTTATTTTTATACTTTCCATTTAATATATAAGCTAAATTTCCTTTTTTCATATTATTTTTAATAGCTGCTTCTTTAATAGAATCATATATAATTTTTGTACTAACATCTATTACTTTTTTAGAATTTATTTTTGATAATTTTTTTCTTTCTTCTGGAGAAGACATTCTTTTTGTTTGAGCTAAAGACATTTTTTCTCTAGTTTCGTCAGAAATATTACTTTTACTAGCAATTATTTTATCTATTGTTTCTTTAGATACTATTTTATTTTTATGTGTTTTAGATATTATGTCTTTTTGTTTATCAGAAATAATTTTCCCCATCCCACTTATAGACATCTTTTTTTTAGTCTCTAACGAAACTAAAACTTTAAACTCCCCGTATCCAGGTAAATTACAATTTAATCCTTTACTTTGATCTAACACATTATAAAACAAACCCCATGCTCTTTCTAAAGGGTACAAATCTTTAAGTTCACATTCTTCAAGTATTTCAAAAATATGATTATTCCAACCATATTTTAATAAAGAGTGGTAAATTTTAGGTTGTTCTTTACAATGCAAATTTTTATATTTGTTTTTTCTTTTTCCTACATTTAAAGAGCTTCCTACATAAATTCTATTAGTTGGACTTGTTATTTTATATACACCTATCATTAAAACAAATATATGTGAAATATTGTTAAATGTTAAACATAAAATATTTTATTTTCGTCAAAAAAACGTAATGCCGTAGACATCCTTTCTAGTTCAAAGGGATGTGAGATACAAATTACATGAATTTCAGCTTCTTTATCAGGTCTGTTTATTTCTTTAGCTAAAAATCTACAAATAGTTTGTGCAGCTTCTTCTGGTTGTCCAGAGATATAATTTATAATTCCTTTGTCTAAAGGAAGAAATTTTATACCTGCTTTTAACATATCTATAGTAGCTAAATACTGTGTTCTACCTTCTGCGAAATCTTCAAAAACTTTTTTTTCTTTCGCTTTAGAGTGATATACAGGAATATCTAATTGGTCTGTAGTATTTGTAGTACCACAAAATACTAAAACTCGGTCTTTTGAAAAAATATCTAAAAGTCTTTTAGTTTCTGATATTTTAGCAATAGAGTTTTGTATGATGTTTATACTTTTTAAATACATGAAGAAATTATCTTTTGTAATTTTACTAATTAATTTTTGATCGGTTTTAATATTTTTTATAATATCTTCACCATCGGTAATTGATTTTTGTAAAATTGTAAATAATTCTTTTTCTGTGTATAAATGACGTGAGTACTTGTATTGTTTTAAATACCATTTTTTGTCGTCTAAAGGCACTTTATGTATATAAATTTTATACGGTGTTAATATACCTTCTTCAACAGCTTTATTAATGCTATATTTGTAGCATACAGGGATAGTTAAAGAATCGTATATAGTATTAGCCGTTTTATTTGTTAAAGTGCCTGTTAAGCCAAGTGTGGGGCATTTTAAATAATTAAATTGTAAATTTTCTATATTATTTTTGCTGAGTTTATGTATCTCATCAATTATAATAAAATCGAATTTGGCATTTAATTTTTTAATGCTTGCAAATGTAGAAAATGTAATATTATCTATATTAAAGTTTAATAATTTAGCTTCGTCCTCCCAACCTTTTTTAATATCTGTATTTGGATACAGTATTAAAATTGATTTTGGGTTTAACTCTCTAATTATTTTAAAACCTATCCTACATTTACCTGCTCTAGGCGCAACTAATGTTATACCTCTAAAATCTCTAGTATTTAAAAAAGCATTTACGGCTTCTTGTTGTCTTATTTCTCTAATATTTTCCATTAATGACAGTCGCTATATTTGTTAATGCAATCTAGTAATTCTTTGTTATTTGTGTAACATTCTGTAAAACCATCAAACCATATATTTGGCTTATAAGAAAAAAAATTATACTGCTTGTGTATTTTTCTTTCTAAATTAAATATATAGTCTGAGTTTATATTTTCTATTATAATTAATATATCGTATCTGTATGGCATAGTTTTTCCTGCATATTTGTTTTTTATTTCTTTTCTACATGTTATTCCTATTTTTAAAAATTCTTCTGTATCGTTAAAGCATTTTAAAACGTATAATTTTGCTGTTCTATTTTTACAAGCGTTTCTCCAACTAGTTTTTGTCCAACCACATTTTTCACGACCACATTTACCACAACCCCCTCCATTTAAGTGACTATTAGGCTTGATAATGAAATCTCCATGCACTTTACAAGTAATTATTACTTTGTCATGTGCATTGTTTCCGTAAATAGTTTTATCATATAAATAGCAATTTTTATGTATTGATTTAGACTTTTCTATAAAACTTTCTGTTGTGTCTTTTTGTTTAGTTTTTAAATACTCTGTCGAACACTTTCTACATCCATGCCCTCTAAGATGATGATTAGCTTCTTGAATAAAATTTCCGTGTATGGGACAAATTATAGTTATATTATCGTGCAATTTGCCGTATAATACTTCACTATAATCGTAAAAATTATTGTGTTTTATAGAACATTCGTTTATAAAATCTTCTTTACTTCTTCTTTTACGTTTTTTAATTGTATCTAAGTTCATACTTAAATATAATCAAAAAT